TGGTTTACTGAGGTTAATAGTAAGATCTCTCTTAAGATAGATGGTACACCTTCTATTGTATGGGGAACTAACCCTGAAACTGGTAATTTCTTTGTTGGTACTAAGAGTGTATTCAATAAGATAAGGAAGAAGATTAATGAGTCTTATGAGGATATTGAGAGGAATCATCCTAATGAAGATTTACAGAATAAATTAAAAGCGTGTTTTGATAATCTTCCAAGAACAGATAACATTTATCAGGGTGATTTTATTGGATTTGGTGGTGATGATTACTATCAACCTAATACAGTTGGTTATCTATTCCCTCATAAAATAGAGCATAATATCATTGTAGCACCTCATACTGAGTATGAGATAGGTAATACACTTAATGATAGTGTTGCAACGCCTTTAGAGGGCAAATTAGAAAGCACTTATGATGGTGTGCTATTCGTTCAATGTAATGCTAGGGGTGATTTTGCGGATGAAATTAGAGAGAATTGTAAGTTTGCAAAACAGATGGCAAAAATACCTTCTTACGTTAATAGAAGTAAGGCAGGTACATTGAAGCAAACTATCAATCAATGTATAAGGATGGGTAATATGCCAATAATAATGGATGACGAGTTAGAAGTAATTGCTGATGTGCATTGTGTAGATATTAACCTATTAAGATTATGGCAGTTAGTTAAATCTATTAAAGAAGATGCACTTGCATTATGTACTAATGATGCGTGGTTTACAGCATACCTTGACGAAGAGATAGATGGTGAGGGATATGTTATGAGTAATAAGTATGGAACATACAAACTTGTAGATCGTGAGCAGTTTAGCAGATCAAACTTCTTAAACCAGAGATCTTGGGTCAGTTGATTAACTGTCACATATCTCATATAAAGTGGAGGTGAAACCACTATAATAAACACATCAGGAACAAACCTGATTAGTTCAATTTCAAATTTAATCAAATGGGTTACTCTAGTAACATCGACACTCTCTCTGAGAACATTCAGAATGAGTTACTTACATACTTTGATGGTATGGATGAAACAAACCTATTAGATATGTGTGATCTTGTAGTAAAGTGTTTTGAAAATCATGGGTACTACAGAGTAAAGAATGAGCAAATTCATTCTAACTTTAGAGCATCCAGAATTGGTAACTATCAAGATCAAATTGAAGAGGCGAAACGTATATGTGGTGAAGAAGTAGTTGAAACTTTCCTATCTGAGGTAAACAAGTGATTACAACCACAATGTCATTCAAACCTATCACAAAGCGTGTTAGGGCAGGTAATTGGGGTAAACATATTATGTGTCCCAATTGCAAATCTGTATCTAAGGTCTATCACTTTAGTTGGTCTGCAATAATGTGCCAACATTGTGAAGAATGTATAGATAAGTCACTATGGTCGGTGGAGCAACGCTAATGGAACCAGTCACACTAACAGTCAACCTTACTGAAGCAATAGCAGACCTTCAGTTAGGTATCTGTGATGAACAAATAGAGTTCATTGCTAAGGACATCAAACGAGGATGGGATTTCTCTCACATATATGAGGAGATCGAAGCAAAGGTGGAGGAATCTGCCAGATATGCTAACATTACATTATCCAACTGATTATTATGTCTCAACTCTCTGAAAAAACTATCAGCAAACTTGCTGACACCTTAGTAGAGGATGTTATTGATTACATTAATGATGATGATCGACTAAGAGATTTCTATCTTGAAGTGATAGGTGATGCTGTATGTGAGAAGTTGGGTAAAAAGAATGAAGATGGTACTTGTTCATTTGATAGTGGTATATCTTCAGAATTGATTATTGAGATAGCAAGTAGAATAATACTAACAAGCACCCCTGATGTAAGATATAGAAACACAGGTGCTATTGATGATATAATATCATTCTTCCAAAGCAAGAAGAAATAGGACAGTTTGATAAGTGTCACAAGGGCTAGTGAAATACCCTTATAATCGGTTATAATGGGTATAACAACAAAGGATGCTATGACCCCTGAAGAGAAGTATCAATCGTTATATGAGCAGTTATATGCTCTATGTGAAGTTCAAGGATGGGGTGATCCATTCTCCTATGCAAGATCAAGAGAGATTCATATGGCAGGGATCTTAGGTCATAAGATTGCTGATGATTATTCAGGTGCGGACGCATTTGATGAGGATGGTGGATGTGAGTACAAATCTACCATTGCCAATAGGATCAATGCAACCTATAATGGCATTAGTGTTCAGGATACTTGGGAAGAGCAAGAGAGATACTTGATTGAGGATAAGATAGGTAAGTATAAGAACCATTACTATGCACGTTATGAGGGATCTATAGTGAAGGAAGTATGGAGATTAAGGTGTGAGGATGTTTTAAATATTGTATTACCAAAAGCAAAGAAACAATATCCTAAGAAAAGATCAGGTAATGCCAAAGATCCTAGAATTGGTGTTACAATATCTAAGAGAGAGATTCAATCTGTTGGTACTTGCATTATCGGTTAATTATGGATTCTAAAGAACTTATGTACTCAGGTGGTAGTAACGATGAATGTTACACACCTGATTATGGTGTAAAACCTATCCTTAAGTATATTCCAAAAGATGCTATTGTATGGTGTCCTTTTGATACTCAAGAGAGTGAGTTTGTAAAACAAATACAAAAGCAGAATGAGGTTACATACTCTCATATTGGTACTGGAAGAGATTTCTTTGAGTATGAACCATTTGAGTGGGATGTAATGGTATCTAATCCACCATTTACTAATAAAAGAAAGTATTTTGAACGTGCATTATCATTTAATAAACCGTTTGCATTAATAATGACAAATACTTGGTTAAATGATTCAGCACCCGCAAAATTGTTTAAAGATAGGGATTTACAGTTGCTTATGTTTGATAAGCGTATGAAGTTTATTAGTCCTGATGGTAGAGATAATAATAAGATCACATTCAGTAGTAGTTACTATTGCTGGAATATGCTACCTAAGCAGATTATAATGGAAACACTTGATGTGCCAGTTCGTAAAGTGTCCCAAAAGAGTAGCAGTAAGGCATTGCTACCATTATAATAAGTACATACCAAAGAGGTTCCCTATGCAAGTCTTTGATGAAATAGATCTCTTAGTTGAGGTTTATGAACAGTATTGCACCAAACATAGTCTACCCTATGTTTCTGCTGATGAGCAAAACAAGTCTGAACTTACCGATTCTCAGGTAAGATGGATTGAATCATTTGAAACACTATGGGATCTAGCATCATGAACACTTCTTCTAATCAAATCTTTGCAGACATTGACTTCTTAGTTGATGAAATGGGTATGACTGCTGATGATTGTGATGAGGTTCTTCAGGCGTGTGATCGTCTTGGCGGTATTGGTGCAGAGTATTTCTGTGAAGAGTTTATTTTCTGCCCTGATGGAACAACCCCTGAAGATATAGAAAGATGGCACGATGATGAATATTTAAACATAGCACAATTCAATGCACTATGGTGGGAACAGTGACAGTTAGATAACTGTCCACCCATCATTGCGTAGTGGTTATGATGCCACTATAATAAGTACATCACCAACGGAGTTCTCAATGAAGGAAACAATGTACTTGGTTCTATCAGGTGAGCATATCGGTTTATGGTATGCAAGAAACCCTAAGCACTTGTATGAGAAAGTTGGTTACAAGTGTGAATACACTACTAAGACTTTACATCCACTTACATCCTATATGTAATGACTTATTCTCAAAAAGCAAACCCTAACGCCACTAATTCTGAAATGGATTCTAAAACAATCATCAAGCATCCTCAATTAACTAATCTTCAAAGAAATGAACTCATTGAACAATGGGTTGAAATAGTTGTTGATGGAATGGATATGAAAACACTTGTTAGTATTGTAACTGAAAATATGGTGGAATATTATGAAGTTTGTAGTGATATTGAATTGAAGGAAGAGATTGATAATTATGAGGAGTGTTTATATGATGAGTTAGTTGATAATGTAACCAATGAAACTGTCCTTGATGTTAACAACAATGGAGGTAAATTCTAATGACTAAATCTAAAGATAAATTCGTAATCTTAAACGAGTGGTTAGACACTTGCCCATTTGGTAATAACATAACCAACAAATTAGACTACGACCCTAAGACAAAATACTGGGAGTTTAAAGTTAAAGTTCCAGGAATTTCAAAAGAATTAAGAGATTCTTATACTGATACTACCGCACAATTTTACACTCAAGGAGGTTAATCATGTCTAACGGATTATTAAACAGTTACACATTTGAGGCAAAGAAAATTGTTTACTATTCAGTAACAGTTGGTGCAGATAATAAAACTGAAGCAAAAAGAATTGCATCTGATTTTGAACATTGCAAACATTATGAAGAGGTTGAGTATTGTGAAGGATATGATTATAAGGTAGGTAAACTATTAGAAACAACTGATGAAAAGTGGTTAACATAATGTCAAAAGTATTAAATCTCAAGTCAGAGATAATAGACAATCTATTATCTTTTGCATCTACACAATCAAAAGAAAATCTACTAAATGAGATTTTAGTTGACTATCTTTCCCTAATTGATGATGACAGACTATCAGAATTAGAGGACATTATTGTAAACCAATTTGGAGAAGATTAGTAATGGCAAGAATGTTACGACTCAACAATGATGAATTGTATCAAATGGTTAAACTCTATGATTTACTCAGGGATATGGATATAATAGATGAGTTACCTATTGAGGTAGAAAATGTATTTGACCGTTTACAATCAATGGAGAACACCAATGACTAAGTATCAAGAGTTTCAAGAGTGGTTGAATCAATGTCCTGTTAAAGTGATAGATTATCAGGACTTTAGCGACCAATTTCAAGTTACATTTGATGTACCATTAGAGGATGATACTAATGAGGTAGCACAATGTATTGTGGATACTAATGGTGATTATGCTGAGTGTGTTGATCGTATGGTATCAACAATGGGTTCAGGTGTAGA